AACGATACCATTCTTTCAAAAAGTAGATTCATACATCGAAAGTTTGTATCAACGGTATGTAATTTCGGGTAAATTAACGACACCTTTATTTAAAAGGGAAATTAATCATAATCGAATTGAATTACCGAATCAACAAAAAATATTTAACTATCTTCTACAAGCCCTAGAAACTGAAATAAATTATATGAAGATGGTAGAGATGTTGGAATTTCTGAGTGGGATGAAATCGAAAATAATCTTATACACATATGATGCGTTCCTAATCGACACTCATCCATCGGAAAGAGAACAAATTTTGAAACTCCTACCGACCATTATGGAAAAAGGTGGATTCCCCGTCAAAGCAGATGAAGGAACGAATTATGATAATTTGGTTCATTTACAATAAACTTTTATATTTATAAGATATACAGAAACACAGATAAATTATGTATCCAAATTTTGAAGAGATATTAGAGGAATTAAGTTATAAGGTAGGTATTGTTGATTTAACAAACGAATCTCACAAACAAATATTAGTAAAACTTTTAAGAGAAAGGGGTATTGATTCTGCACAACAATTAACAGATAGAGCATCTGTTGTGTTTGAGTATATAAAAGAAGAAACTAAACCTGATAAATCACTTGCAGCAAGGTCAAAGGATAGTGGTAAACTTATTTACTTTGGAAGTAAAGAAGCAAAGGCAGATGCAATCAAAGCAGGAACACATACAGACCCAACTCAACCTACACAACAATCACAACCTAAACAAGGTCAAAAGTTAAGTGGTAGTGATTTTACAACATCCGCTGAAAAGGGTACAGAACCACAAACACCTACACCTCAACCAAAGGAACAACCAACAGTTGATTATGATAAATTAACGGCAGACCAAAAGAAAAAAATGGTTGATGCAATCGTTGATAAAAATAATTCGGAGTTTGATGCATCTGAAAATAAAGCACAATTTGCAATCCAAACTATATCAGCTAGAAATGAGGATATAAATCAAGCACATATATTACCTCCTGGAACTCCAGGTTCTTCATTTGCAGAAAACAATGGTGCTAAATATGTAAACAATTTCTTCAATGATGGTATAACAAAAGAAAAAGTAGATGCTGCAATGGAAGAGATGATGAAAACTCCACTTGCACAGAAAATACAACCCGAATCAGTTAGAAGAGCTTGGGCACAGGTTGCAGTAAGAACTGCAGTAAATGAAGCACAAACTTTAAAAAATGTTCCTGCTTATAATGCTAAAAATCCACAACCAGAAGGATTACCACAAGGTGCTATTATGGATAAGCAAAATAAGGCAATGGTTCAAAAATTATTAGAATCTAAAAGAGATGAAGCAGTTGCTAACGGAGATAAAAAATCTGAAGCACATTATAAAAAACAACTATCATATTTAGATAAACTTAAAGAAACCGATACTGGTATTATATACGAAACAAATGATGGAACTATTGGATTCAAACATACATCCAATAAAAAAACATTTAAAGACCCACATAGTAATTCATCTCCTGCCAAAGTAATGGAAGCAATGAGAAGAGTAATGGGTGATAAATTGAGTCCAGAGTTAGAAAAAACATTTAAAGAATCAGAAAAATTATTATCAGATTCAAATCAAACTGTAATAAGTGATACAAAGGCATTTGTAGAATCTCAATCTAAAAAATCACCAGAACAAACATCTGCCGAAAATGAAGCAATTGGAAATGTATTAAGTGATTATCCATTAGCAGGTGGTGGAAAAAAAGATTATATGAATGGTCCTGATGGTGTAACTAACAAACCTTGGTTTAAAAAATACGCAACGGAAAACGGATTAAACCCACCACATTCTAATGATACAGTATTAAAAGCAGTATTTGCAAATGCGGCAAGTGATAATCCAGACCAAAACGCATTGGATACAGTATTGAAAATTAGTGAAATGGTTCAAAATGTAAATCCAAACAATATAGAAAATTTTGCTAAAAAATATGGAATTACATCCCAACAATTAAGTAGTATTGCATCATCAACAGAACCTTTAAAAGAAACAGGTAGAAAACGCAGAGAGGTAATGGCAGTTGTTCACGCTAAAATTGTAAAAGGAATTCAAGAAGCAGATTCATCTGACCCTAATGTATATCCAAATAATCCAAATGGAGAAAACGGACCACATCAACAGGCATATGTAAATGACTTTTTAGGTAGAATGCACTTTACTGCTTATGTAAATGGTGAAAGAGATGGTGTTAGTTCTCATAATATTAATGGTCTAAATGTAGAACCATCTTATTATAGAGAGTGTTTATCCGATTTAACTGGGTTTAAAGGAGAAACCGAAACACCAGCTGGAAGAGAAGCATTATTAACTCATATGAGAAAGGGATTGAGAGTATCACCAGAAAATGATTCAATCATATTCCAAGATGGTAAAACAAAAGCTAAAATTGGAACTGAAACATATAGAACAAAGGGTAAAAGTAAAGGTGTATTAGGGTATTTGGGTCCTGATTTACAAAAATGTTTAAATAATAAGGTTCAAAACTAAGTAAAAAAGACGATTTGGTTTCTAATTTTATATTTATCCGTAAAGTTAATAAACCAATAATAGATGAATACACAGTTATTATGTCTTTTTACTACAAAAGAAGAACTAGATAAATCGTTAGAATTCGTTCTAAATCAATATACACTTACAAATCCGAATGTTTTCGTATTAGAAAGCAAAACAAATGAAGGGGAACTTTATATTACATTTAATGTAGAAAAAGGTTCTTCTGCAATTTCTTCTGCTTGGAAAACAATTTTAGTACATAGAAAAAAGCAATCCAATACAATCTATACCATCAACGCACTTAATGAAGTTGTTAAATCCAAAACAGGTGGTATGTTGGATAATACTTATCAGTTGGAATGGGATGAATACAAAAACTGTATTATCACAACATCTCCAAATGGATACAAAAAAATTCCTACAAAAGTTTTTAAAGCAATTAATATAGATAATTTGGAAAAGTAAAATATTTTTCGTATATTTGTATTAATGACAAAAGAAAAATTCGCACCATTACAGATTTCGGAAGACAATCCAAACGAAGTATTCGAAAATCATAGAAAAGATATTGCAAAGGCAATAATTCTTGCAATAGAATATGCTCTAAAAACAAAAAGAAAGAAAATTGATTTTGCTGAAATTAGTGTTAAGGGTATTCTTATTATTGCACTTTCAATTAGAAGCAATGAGTTCGATGGTTTGTTAGATGATAATTTAAAAATACTGGAAGAGGAGGAAGAATATGAAATGTGTGCGTTAGCTTTAAAACTTAAAAACAAAATAGATAAACAAAATGAAAGAGTTACTCAAAAAGATTGAATTGTGGTTAGACATCCACATTGTGTATTTTCTGTATAATGGGAACAAAACGGAAAGGTATTATCAAATGTTAGAAAAAAAGTGGGGTATTAAAAAATAAGTTATGACAGAAACCAAATTAGAACAATCGGCAATCGCATATTGCGAAGAAGTGTATCCACAGACTTGTGATGAATTCAAAGTTATTTTAAACGAAATGTACGAAACATTTTGTAAAAAACAAAGAAACTACGGACCTGGTAACATTTCAGTAGGAACTCCTTTACAAACCAACGAAGATATTAAATTATCTTTAACAGGATTATGGTTTAGACAGAACGATAAAATCAACAGATTAAAACAATTAGTAGTATTAGGACAGCCAGATGAGGTTGGTGAATCTATTGCAGATACCTATGAAGACCTTGCCGTATATTCCGTAATTGCTCAATTAGTGCAAAGAGGAAAATGGGCAAAATAAAGGTTTTTTATTGGGCAAAAAAAAAGCTTGGAAATGTAACAAATATTTCGTATCTTTGTTACAATAAAAGCAAAAAGGTTATATTTAGATATAGGTAATCGCGATATAACCTTAAAACTTAAAACAATTTATTAACACTTAAAACTTAAAAAAGCAATGGATATTTCATTAGCATTAAAGAGATTTAGCTCTCTTCAAACAAACACAAAGAAATCGGATTCAATTTGGAAACCGGCAAACGGAAAATCTCAAATCCGTTTAGTACCATACAAATTCAATAAGGATAATCCTTTTATTGAATTGTATTTTCACTACAACATTAACAACAAAACTTATTTATCTCCAATTTCATTTGGTAGACCTGACCCTATCGTAGAGTTTGCTGAAAAGTTAAAACGCACAGGTGATACAGATGATTGGAAAGCAGGTAAGAAGATGGAGCCAAAATTAAGAACTTTTGCACCAGTTATCGTAAGAGGTAAGGAAAGTGAAGGAGTTAAGTTTTGGGGATTTGGAAAAACTGTATATCAAGATATTTTAGGATATATAGCAGACCCTGATTACGGTGATATTACAGACCCACACACAGGACGTGATATTGTATTAGAAGTAGTATCTGCGGAAGAATCAAATGCAGCATACCCAACAACTACAATTCGTGTTAAACCTGCGGTATCTAAAATATTACCAGATGCAGAAGCAGTAACTGAATTATTGAACGCACAAAAAGATATTACAGAATTATATTCTGAATTATCTTACGCAGAATTAAAGGCAGTATTAGAAAATTGGTTAAATCCAACTGCAGGAGCAAATGGTGATAGTGATGAGGTTGTTGCTGAATTAGAAGCACCAAAACCGAAACCAACAGTATCACATGATTTAGGTGGAGTAACGGAATCAAAACCAGTAGTAGATAAACTACCTTGGGATGATGAACTTCCTATTACACCTGCACCAAAAGCAGCAGTAACAACAAAAGATGATGTTACTTCAGCATTTGACGATTTATTTAACAACTAAAATTAGTTACAAATGGCAAAAAGAGAAGATGATTTAGCAAGTTTACTTGCCGATTCTCTAAACAAACAAAATAAGGATGGGAAGATTGCCTATTTCTTAGACGATGATAGTTCGGATGCACCGACAAACGTCAAAGATTGGTTATCTACGGGAAATGCAATGTTAGATGTTGCAATCTCAAACAGACCTTATGGTGGATTGCCAGTTGGTAGAATAACAGAAATAACGGGTTTAGAGCAGAGTGGAAAATCTCTGCTCTCTGCCCATTTATTAGCTGAAACACAACGTAAAGGTGGTGTTGCAGTTCTGATTGATACCGAAACCGCAGTTAGTAGAGAATTTTTAGAAGCAATTGGAGTGGATATTTCCAAACTCCTTTATGTTTCAGTAGATACCGTTGAAGGTATTTTTGAAGCTTGTGAAACAATTATTGAGCAAGTTCGTAAGGGTGATAAGGATAGATTAGTTACAATCGTAGTAGATTCGGTAGCAGCAGCATCTTCAAAGAAAGAGATGGAAGCTGATTATGATAAAGACGGTTATGCAACTGATAAGGCAATCATCATTTCAAAAGCAATGAGAAAGATTACCAATATGATTGGTAGACAATCTATTGCATTAGTATTCACAAACCAATTAAGACAGAAGATGAACGCAATGTTTGGAGACCCGTGGACAACATCGGGTGGTAAAGCATTGGCATTCCACGCATCTGTTAGATTGAGATTGAAGAATATGGGACAACTTAAAGCCGGAGATAGAATCGTAGGTATT